TCCTTTAAGATGAGGCTCTTTTTCTGTGAAAATCCCATCCGCATGGAGAGCATGAACCACACGGATGGGATGAATAACTTTCAGGCGGATACTGTGACAGTCACGGCAGACGATGTAACGTCACCGTTTGTAGCGGTAACTTCCGTCGTCCCCGCAGCAACGCCGGTAACCTTCCCTGTGCTGGCCACAGTTGCCTTGGACACCGCATTCGATGCCCACTGCGATGATGCGGTGACATCAATCGTCGAAGCGTCTGCCAATGTCGCGACAGCCTTCAGTTGAATTGTTGAACCAGCCTGAACAGTCGGTGCGGTCCCGCCATCAGCGGCGGTCACCGCTACCGACTTCACGCTTTTGGGTCGTACTGCCATTCGTTGAACTTGGTGGTGGAACCATTGCCCACGATTTGATCTGGCTGCCATGTCATCGTTACCGATCTGCCCTTGACGTTGCCACGCTCAGACTGATCCACTTCTGTGTTGGTGACTTGCACGACACCGTTCAGACGACGAATTTTGCCGTTCTTGTAGATCTCTTCATAGAAGAGAATCCACTTCGTGTCCGGCGTGTACGTATCGACAGCGATCATGCCGTTCGCGTCGGCAGTCTGACCGGTGATGAGTTTGCGGACAGCGGCGTTGAACTCCGCCAACCCATACTGGATAGTCAGCGTTGGGTCTTGGTTTAGGAAATAGCCTTTCTGGAAGAACTCGATGGCATCATCCTTGTCCTGGCTCTCGGTGGCACCCCCGTCCTGTTTGATCAGGCCCAGCCACACGTAAGGATTGGTGGTCGGCCAATCGACCGTAGGCCCACCCCCTTGCTCGGAGGTGAGCAGGTTGGCCGCGTCGTATGGGGCGACGGCCAGCTGGCCGGTGATGGGAACGTCGACCGCTTGAAGATCATTGCCTTTGGCATCTGCTGTCATGTTTTTCTCTCCTTGGATATGAGAAAAGCCACCCCGTGTGGAGTGGCTTCTAAGATTGTTGATGGTTATTGGATGGTGCCGACCGTCGAATATTCGACGGTCAGGTACCGGCGTGCGTAATCATGGTCGTCCTGAACCGGATAAGGGCCGTTGCAACCGGAACCGATGAGCGCGGCGATCGGCGACTCCCGAGCGGTGACGATCTCTTCACATGTCAGATGCGCATAGATGAGCCTCGCGAGATCATTGGCCGGCTTGTCGTTGGTCTTGGATCCCGCCAGTACGCTCACGCCTATGGAGCGGTCGAATGTAACCTGTGAGGTGGCGGGTCCGGAATCGTCACGTATCACGATCACCGGCTGCTCCAGAGGGGTGGACAGCTGCTCGGGTTCCCTGTTGGTGAACCGGGCCTTGGGGATGCGCGAGCGCAGCCATCCGGTGAGGAACAGTTCCATGTCAGGTGGCAGGTAGAGGGTCATTTCACTGCCTTCAATGCGCGGGCGAGGTTGCCGGTCTTGGATTCGATGAGCATGGTTTTCGCGTCCGTGCCCACTACCATGACGGTGTCTCGGTGCGCTCTGGATACCGTGCGCAGTTGCAGACCGTCCCTGTATGCTCCGCTGTCGACGGGGGCACTGGCTTTCGCGGCTTGCAGCACCTTTTCGGCTTTCTGCGAGCACAGACTTTTGACACCGGAGCTGCGCAGGATCGATTCGAAGAACGAGTCGTTGAATTCCACTTGTGTCTGTCCTGATGCGGGCATCAGCCGACCACCTCCTCCAGATTGCATACCAGTGTCGGACGCCATCCCGTGAAAGTGTTCATATCGCGAGTCGGATATCCGGCCACGTTCCATTTGCGCCCATCACTGGCTAAGAGCCGGTCACCCCGTTTGACATCGAGATTAGGATCATCTGAAACAAACTGTGCTGTGCTAAGCACCTCGCTGCGCACCGCATCATCCTGTTCAGTGCTCGTAAGAGATGCCAGGGCACCGTCCACTTGCAGATCTTCCGTATCGGTCCAGTCGCCAAGAGTGCTGTTATCCGGCTCATACGAGTCAACAACCTGTTTCCTGCGCTGACGTGTGAACTGTTCCGTGTGCCGCAGTGAAAACGTTGAATTCTGTTCTACGTAATCGGCTGCGGTGCTCATGACACCCCCCATGTCAGCTTGTACGGCTCTAACGCGTCCTTCTCGATCTGCAGGAGTGGGATGCTTAAAGGCGCTCCGCCCGCAGTGATGAACGTAACGCTCGAACCGTTCGTGGATTGCGAGCCGATAACTCCAGGACCAGTCGAACCGCGTTGTGCGAGCTTCAATATCAGAGAGGTCACGTCTGCGACTTCACCGGCATCGAAACCGTGGGACAACGTAACTTGTACGGCTCCTGGACAGTCGGGAAAATATCCGTCACGGAGACGTACGGTCCCTGCGGTGCTCCAATCGATGCTGTCCTTCATTTCAACGCCGTTTACCAGCAGGCTTGAGATGTCGGTGACGTGCATGGATGGCAGCAGCAGCGTGCGGGTACCGTAGGAGTCAAGCTTCAGTGTCTGTTCGATGTTTGGGGCGATGTGCCAGCCGCAGTAGGATCGCACGGATTGCTGTGCGGCCTTGAGCCAGGTCGATGAGTCCACCGTCGTATCACTGGGTACCAGGTCTGGAATCGTTTCAGCCATCGCCCCGCCACCTCACTTATCTTGCTTGGCGGTGGAGGTTTTGCGCTTCACCGTTTTGGATGCGCCCTTGTTCTCTGGTGCGCGCTGTGTGACCTCAACCGCGTCTTTCGGCTGTCGCCCTTCCCTGTACAGGAAGGTTCGCCCATTGAGTTCATAGGGTTTCATCATCATCGATCACCTCATGCCGCAGCGCCAAGAGTCACCTTGGCGATAGCTGCAGGGTACTTGACCTGCAGACCGAGACGTTCGCGCAGGCGCACAGTGATCTGATCGTTGGTGAAATCATCACCGTGAGAGTTGGTGGATTCGATACGAACTCCACCCTTACGGAACACCTTCGCAGCTGTTGAGAACGCGCCGACGACAACAGTGCCCTTCGGGATGCTGGCAGACACAACAGTGCGAAGCCCCCACAACGATGGGTTTTGCATAATGCTGCCATTGCCATACTGGCCAGCAAAGAACCCGCCACCGAAGTACTGTCCGTTTCCGTCCTTGGACAAACGAATCGTCTGATAGTCAGCTGGGTTGATGACGATGCCGTCAGCAGCGAAGCCGGTGACCTCCTGCACGGCGGTGATGGCCTTGAAGATCAGATCAGGGTCGCTGACCTTCTCTCCCGAAGCGTTCGCCACGGTCTGGATGCCGTCGCGGCTGAGCACGCCCTTGATGGAGTTGCTGGTGCCGTCACCGGAAAGCAACGCAAGTTCCTCACGCAGCTGCAGATCATAGAGCGCGGTCGAATTGATCTCGGATACCACATAATCGGCATCCTCCGCCATGTCATCGGTGATCTTGAAGAACCCTGCGACCTCTGCCAGAGAATCGGTCACCCATGTGGGTTCTGCCAAATGGATCTGAGGCTTTGCGCCGCCTTCCGCCACGAATGCCGTGGATCCCTCGAGCGCTCCGAACACCGGATACTTGATACTGTTGCCGGAAACCGTGCCCGAGCCGAGAATGTCGGCGAACAGGAGCGGACGCTGGTATGGCATGACGAAGTTCGTATCAATGTCGGTAACCAGTGGACCGTAAGCACCATCCGACTGGCCGACATGCTGCACGTCGGTTGCAGCCTTGAACTCGGTGGTCTGGAATCCTTGGGTCTTCGTGTCAAGAACCGTCAGACCCGCATTCTTCAAACTCTTGATGAAGAACTCGCCTGGAGTCTTGGCATCAATAGCATCAGACTTAGCTTCGTTGTCGACCTTGGATTCCTTCTTACCGAGGGAACCGAGCTGGTCGAGCAAAGTCTTCTTCTCCGCAGCCTTAGCCAACTGCGCATCCAGGTCCTTCACTTCGGCGAGGATGCCCTTCAGCGCGGTAACATCATCTTCGCCGAGTTCCTCTCCGTTGGCGATGCGCTCGTTGAACTTCTGCGCCTTGGCGAGTGCCGCAGCGCGTTTCTCCTTGAGATTCACAGTGAATCTCCTTCCTGAGCTGTCTGCTCATAGATGT